CGGCTTGAAAAGAATTTGGTTGTGTGGCTTTATGGGAGCAAGCGACTACTGGGAAATGGCAAAACTGTGGAAAAGCGGACAAATTGACAAAAGAAATAATTTTAAAACGCATGTTGACATGTATAATTTACCTATACGAGAATTACATAAAAATATTTGGGAATTAGTAAGATGAAATATGTGCCACTCCATGTCCATAGTGAATACTCTCTATTAGATGGGCTCTCACAAACAAAACATATAGCAAAGCGTCTTGAAGAGATAGAAGTAGATGCGTGTGCATTAACAGATCACGGAACAGTTTCAGGAGCAGTAGACTTTCATAAAACAATTTCTAATGGTTTTAAGCCAATACTTGGGTGTGAACTTTATCTTTCAAAACAAGAAGCTACTTTGAAAGATCCAAGCAATGCAAAACTAATGCATCAGGTGGTCTTAGCTAAAGATCTTGAAGGCTGGAAGAAGCTACTTTCACTAGTTTCAGAATCGAATAGTCCAGAGCACTTTTATCACAAACCAAGAGTAGGTCTCGATACTTTCCTTGAGAGCGTCTCAGAGTCTAGCAAGCTAGTATCATTTAGTGGTCATCTAGGATCTCATCTTGCAAACACTGTGTTAGATAATCCCAACTGGAAGAATGACGGAATAAGACAAGCTGAGAGAATGCAAGAGGCGTTTGGTAAAGGAAATTTCTATATTGAAATTCAGCTAATTGATTCTTTAATTAATAAAAAAGCAAAAGAGGTAGCTGAGAAATTAAGAGAAATCTCTGAGGTTACGGGGATTCCTTGTGTAGCAACTCCAGACGCACACTATTGCAAGAGGGAAGACGCGCATGATCAAAGGGTACTGCTATGCACTTCAATGAGAAAAAGTATCGGGCAGGTGCAGAATGAGTTAAAGCAGGGTAAGTCAAAGTCTCTTAAGGCATTCTTTGAGTCTGATAATTATCACATCCCAAGCTATGAGGATATGAAAAGATTTCACACTGACAAAGAGCTAGATGCCACCCTGCAAATTGCAAGCATGTGTAGCGAATATAATATTTTAGGCCCTCCCAATCCTCCTGTATTTGACTGCCCTAATGGGATGTCTCCAAATGATTATCTTAGATATTTGTGTCGTGAGGGATGGACAGAGAAGATGGGTCATGTTGATAAGAGCCATGATATGTTTGACACTTATGGCTCAAGAGTCAATAAAGAGATTAAGATTTTCACCGAAACAAACCTATCTAGTTATTTTCTAATTGTTAGAGATATTCTTAAATATGCTGACTCTAGAGGTTATTTGACTGGGCCCGGTCGTGGCAGTGCTGCGGGATGTATGGTCTCCTACCTAATGGATATAACTAAAATTGATCCAATCCCATACGAGCTTATCTTTGAAAGGTTCTACAATGCTGGGCGTAATGCGGGTGGTAGGGTGTCTATGCCCGATATTGATATTGACGTTCCCAAGTGTGGGCGTGAAGATATAATCGACTACATTAAAAAGAAGTATGGTAAAGATAACGTTGCACAAATTATTACTTTCCAAACACTGAAAGGAAGAGCTGCTCTTAAACGAGTCATGGCTGCTCGTGGGAATATTAGCTTTGATGAGCAAAATGCTATTACATCGCACCTACTAGATGAGTCAAAAATTGCTGACGAGCTGCAGGATATGAGAGATGAACTTGGAACTTCGTCAGTTATTAGCTGGGCATTGGAAAACAAATCCGACAAGCTAAAAGACTGGTGTTATGTTGATGACAATGGGAATTTGCAAGGTAAGTTTGCAAGGATATTTGAGCAGGCAATAAGACTAGAAGATACTAAAATCATTCAATCTAAGCATGCAGCAGGAGTTGTGGTTTCTCCACAGCCGATATATGACGTATGCCCTATGGTCTTGGACAGAGAAGAAAAAGACCTTCTAGCTGGCTTTGAAGGCCCTAGCTGCGAAGACGCCGGCCTTCTAAAATTAGACGTTCTTGGAATCAAAATGCTTGATAAAGTTATGGAGATTCCTAAAATACTTATGGGAGTATAATTAGATGGTAAGAATAAAAGGAGCTAAAAATTGAATAATAGATGGATCATAGTATTTGACTGGGAAACAGATGGCCCAAATCCAGAGACATGCAACCCAGTGGAGCTTGCTGCTATACCTGTAAATCCAAGAACCTTAGAAATAAAAAAAGAGCAGGCATTTCGAGCGACGATTAGGCCAGACGGAATAGACAGTGAAGAATATTTCACAAAGGAAAGGCAAGATACTATTGCTTGGCATGCTAAACAAAGAGGTGTTGAAACAGAGGATATAGTTAAAGACTGGAAGACTGGTCAAAGCGAGAAGGTAGTTTGGAAAAACTTTTGTAACTACTGCTCAAAGTATGAAGTTGATAAGAAGCCCGGACAGTGGTATACAGAGCCGATTCCTTCTGGATATAACATCATAGGGTTTGACTTGGTTATTGCTAATCGTCTTGCAGAGAAATACAAGACAAAATCACCGTTCTCTAAAGTAACTAAAATAGATATGATGGATATTCTGTTTATGTGGTTCGAAAACTTAGACGAGCCTAGTAGTATGAAACTAGATGCCTTTAGAAAGTTCTTGGGTATGAATGCAGCACAAGCTCACGAGGCATTATCTGATACTATTGACGAAGCTGAATTGCTTGTTAAGTTTATGAAGTTTCACAGAAGACAATCAACTGTGGGTAAGTTCAAAGGGGCTTTTGCTAGATGAGAAGATATGACTGCGGGTGTGAGTTCCATGAAGGAGAAAGTGGTCTAATATTTGACCCAGAGATCACATCTATACCACTGAACTGCTCTGCTACTTGGGATTTGATCTGCGAGGGAAACACCAAAGGTGTATTTCAGCTTGAGTCTCAGCTAGGTAGATCATTAGCTAAACAGACTAAGCCTAGGAATATGGAAGAGCTGTCCGACCTTATTGCAATTATGAGACCGGGATGTTTAGAAGCTATGGTTAAGGGCAAAAGTCTCACAATGCATTATATTGACCGCAAGCATTTTCGTGAGCCTGTAGAATATCTGCATAGCTCTCTAGAGCCCATCCTTAAAAGCACTCAGGGTATCTTAGTATATCAAGAACAGGCTATTCTAATAGCTACGGAGATAGCTGGATTTGACTTACAAGAAGCAGACATCTTAAGAAAGGCTATTGGTAAGAAGAAAGCGGACGTAATGGCTAAGGTTAAAAAGTCCTTTCTAGAAGGGACTGCTAGTAAAGGTATCATTAGCAAAGAACAAGCAGAGGAAATATTTAGTTGGATTGAAAAGTCCCAAAGATATTCTTTTAATAAGTCGCACTCAGTTAGTTATGCGTACAATGCCTATCTAACCGCATACTGCAAAGCTCACTTCCCTCATGAATTTTTTACCGCATATCTTAAAAATGCGGTTGGCAAGCCTGATACATTTTGGGAAGTCAATGAACTTGTAAACAATGCAAAGATCATGGGAATAGAAGTGCTACCTCCTAATATCATTCATATGAATGAAGAGTTTAAGCTTATAGGTAAAAATCCTACATATGGTATGACTAACATAAAAAATGTTGGGTCTTCTGTATTTAGAAAAATGATGAAGCATGTAAAAGAAAATAATATAGATTTAGAAACATGTGATTGGGATTGCTTCCTTTTGCTTATAGCACCATTTGTAAACAAAAAGGCTTTTGAGTCATTGATATTGGCTGGCGTATTCGACTGTTTTAAAATATCTCGGTCTAAGATGCAGCACCATTTTAATTTAATAAAAGAGTTCACGAAAAGAGAAACAGAGTGGCTTAAAAATTATAAAGAAAGCTACCCAGACAAGACGGCAGTCGAATGTATTGAAGCCATGATAGAGGCCTCTACGGTAAAATCTAAAACTAGACCTATATTTAGGCAGTCTAGAATTCCAGTTATAGAAGATCTTCTTACAACTTACGACAATCCGGGATATGATCTATATGATTCACCGTCTTGGGTCTCAAAGGTAGAAGAAGAGCTTCTTGGTATTTCTCTAACTTGCAATAAGGTAGATGAATATGATACTAGCAGAGCCAACTGCACATGTAAAGAATTTATTGACGGTTTCAATTCACAAAAAGGCATAGTCCTAGCTGTCAAAGTAGACTCGGTTAGAGAGTGGACGATAAAAAAAGGTAAGGCAAAGGGTATGAAGATGGGTTTTGTTACCGTTAGCGATACTAGCTGCTCTTTAGATAGCGTTACAGCCTTCTCAGAGGAATGGGAAAAATACAAGAAAATGCTACACGAAGGCAATACAGTACTTATGAGAGGAATGAAGGACAAGAATCGGGGAAGTTTTTTAATAAAAAAGGTAGAACAGCTAACAAGTTAGTTTGAGCGGAACTATAATAAGGAAAAGGAATGGATGATCTAATTGAAAAAAATATGGGGTTGGTCGTTTCAGTCGTCAACTCATTCAAACCTCAGAATCATACTGAGCGCGATGACTATATACAGGCTGGAAGAATAGGGTTATGGAAGGCTTTGAGGAAATACAATCCGGATAAAGGGACTGTTCTTTCTACATACGCTTGGAATCCTATTCGTTGGGAAATAATTAAAGAAATAAAAAGTATAAAGAAAGGAAAGGGAACCTCCTTAAGTATAGTTTCTCCTCCTTTCTATAATGCAAAAGACGAACTTTGGGAGGTCTTGCCTACAAGTATTCTTTCTGAAGAAGAGATGCATTTTTTAGAACTTAGAAAGATGGGCTATAAGCTTGCTGAAATGGCTAATATAACAGGAAGAACAAGTTCATATGTTAAGAGAATATTTTATAAAGCTATAAGAAAGATAAGAGAAAAGAATGCGTAAGAAAAAAGTGCTTTTTGTAACTGAATCTCATCAGGTTGCCTCCGGCTTTGGAACCTATGCTAAGCAAGTGCTGCCCAGACTGCATGCTACAGGAAAGTATGAGCTTGCCGAGTTTGCCTCCTATGCGCACATGGAAAAAAATCCGAATGTTGATTGGTTGTTTTTTTCTAACATGCCTAAAACAGAAAACGATCATCACATATACAATCAATCCCCAGTCAATCATTTTGGTCACTGGAGATTTGACAATGTAATTCTAAACTTTAAGCCAGACATCGTTCTTACCTATAGAGATCCTTGGATGGACCAGTGGATAGGAGATTCTGCTACAAGACCATTTTTTCACTGGGCGTGGATGCCAACTGTAGACTCTGCTCCACAGAAAACAAAATGGATGGAAAATTTCAGAAAGCCTGATGCTCTTTTAGCATATTCTGAATATGGAGAGAAGGTTTTGCTTGAGCAGTCTAATAACAAACTAAACGTCATAGGATGTGCTTCTCCTGCTATAGATCCAAATGTATACAAACCAGTTCCTAATAAAAAAACCTTACGAAAAGAGCTAGGCATTGATCCAGATATAAATATCTTTGGAACAGTAATGAGAAATCAAAGACGAAAATTGTTTTTTGAGCTTATGAAAGCCTTCAAAATATTTCTCGAAATAGCTCCAAAGGAAATAGCAGAAAAGACATTCCTATATTTGCATACGAGCTACCCTGAGAGGTCAGGATGGGACATAAGCTCAGGCATACAAGAGTTTGGATTGCAGGAAAAGGTCTTATGTACATATATATGTAGGGCGTGCAAAAAGTTTTCCTGTCTCAAATATCAGGATGCTATAACAATATGCCCTCATTGTGATCAAAGGGCTGCTGTAATGCCTAGTGTAGGGCTTGGCTTGGAAATACCCGACCTTATAAAGGTTTACAACATAATGGACTTATATGTTCAGTACGCTATATGTGAGGGCTTTGGCATGCCTCAAGTAGAGGCTGCGGCCTGTGGAGTTCCTATAGCTGCTGTAAACTACAGCGCTATGGAAGATGTTGTTAAATTTACAGGCGGCTACCCTATTGACTATAAGTTATATCGAGAGCTTGAAGTTGGAGCAGATAGAGCAAGACCAGACAACGAGCATATGGCTAAAATCCTCATAGATCATTTTTCTATGTCTGAAGAAGAGAAGAACAGAAAGATGATGCTGACCAGAGTCAATACTCTGAAAAGATATGACTGGGATCGAACCGCTAAGGTTTGGGAG